TGAGGTCGAACCACTCCCGCTTCGTGACTCCGTCAGCGCGGGCCTTGCGTGCGTGACCGTCTTCGTCGGTCCAGAACACGCTGTACTGTGAGTGAGCCGCCGCCTCGACGAGAGACCGAGCCGCGTCATGCTCTCGGATCGAGGCGATGATGTCCCTGACCTTCGCGAAGTCAGCGGCATTGCACTCACAGAACCCGTAGGGCAGGGTGGCTTTCCACTCTTGGTAGGCTTTTCCGCGACGGGAGCCGTCTGACGCCAGGACTCCTTCCGGCGGCACGGCAATCTGAGTCCGCCAGTCCACGCCGCGAATCTCCGCACCGCACGCGACGTCGACGAGAGTGCCGAATCCCGTGGCCGCATTTCCGCCGAAGAGAGTTCCGCCCCTCTCGGCGTATTGCTGGGCTCGACCGCCTTCGTTCTCGTCGGCGTATCGGTGAGCCGTCGACCGACTGATGTGGGCCTTCTCGCCGTGATAGACCTCGTTCGGCATGTCCATGTCGATGAACGGGCCGTTTTTCGTGTCGATAGATAGCGTGTCCGTACTAACGATCATGCAAGCACCCTCCTTGTGAGCCGAGAGTAAACCGCCTCGGCGACGTCTTTCTTCTCCTGCAATGCCCGGTAGATCGCCTCGTCAACCGTACCTTCGGCGACGAGATGATAGAACCGGCATGGCCTCGTTTGTCCTGGCCGTCGAATCCTCGCCAGCGACTGCTCGAAGTCTCCGAGCGAGTGCGAGAGCGAGTAGTACAGGCAATAGCACGCCCTCGTCATGTCGACGCCGACGCCGCCAGCCTGCTGCTGCACGACCAGTGCAGTTGTATCGCCACGCTGCCATTGGTCAAGCGATTTTTCTCGACCCGAAAGTTCCGACGATGTTCGGCCAAGTTCGCGGAGAACATCGCGGCACGTATCGAGGTCCGAGATAAACTTGCAGAAGATCACGACGGGCTCGTTCGCGGGCAGGCACTCCAGCCACTCTCGCAGTGCGTCTCGCTTGGGGTTCTTCGCCGAGACAGGCGAGAGTTGCCCATCGCTTGTCACCGCGAAACCCGACGTCGCCTGCTGGAGTTTCCCGACGACGACCAGTTTGTTTGCCGCCGTGACCGTCTCGCCCGTTTCCAGCGTGGCGACCATGTCGTCCTCGATCGACTCGTAGTACTTTCTCGCATCTGGGGGCAGCGTGACGGCGACGTCCGTGTGGATCGAGTCTGGCAGGGTCAAGACTTGATCAGACGTGACTCTGTAGACATGAGGGTCAAGTCTCTTGCTCAGAGCCTGGATCGCCTCGGGCTTGAAGTCGATCACCCAGGCCGGATGCCTCGGGTGCGTGTTCGCGATTCTTGCACGAAACGCCGTGTACGATCCGCCGAGAACGTCGGGGTCCAAAAACCGAAACTGTGCCCACCAGTCCAGGGGCGAGTTGGGGCACGGCGTGCCAGACATGCAGATTCGCTTGGCAGACTTGTGCTTGGCCGCAAGTTTCGCCAGCCACCGGGAACGCTTGCCAGACGGGCTCTTCACGAGGTGGGATTCGTCGAGAACGATGGCGTCCCACTGGACTTTCTCGATCTGCTTGCCGAGTTCGCCACGCCAGACTCCGTCGTAGTTGGCAATCACGACGAACCGATTGTCGCGGCTCGCCGTCTTCTCGACGGCCGCAGCCCGCGACTTCGACGACCCGCTGACCACGAGGCACGTCTCGCGATTCGAGTCCCACAGGCCGACTTGCTTGATCCAGGCGGGACCGACGGCGATCGGACAGCACACCAGCACCCGCTGGCACGCCCGCAGTGCCATCAAGCACGCGCCGGTCTTTCCGGTGCCCATATCGCCGTTGAGAAACGCCGCGCTCCGTCTTGCGATCCAGTCAGCCTCGTCGACCTGATGCGGCCATGCTTCAGGGGGCATCGTCTTCTTCCTCCCAGTAGGTTTCGATGCTCAGTTCCTCATGCTCGCATCGGATGAAGTCCTTGTCGGCTCCGATCGCGGCATAGCACTCGGCTGCGTCCTGCCACGAGGCTATAGCCATTACTCCGAGACCGGCCCTGCGGTAGTGCTTGGCCGACCGCTCGTACTTGAGAGCCGCGCGACGGTACTGACGGCAGTGCTGCGGAGTGAGGGGCTCGCCGAGCCCCTCGATCTCGTTGGCAGCGGCCGCGATGCACCTATCCGCCGTCTCGATCCACATTTGCCGATTCTTCGAGAACGGCCAGGAGAACTTGCTCTTGTCCATGCTAGTTCGCCTCCGGCTCTACGAGGTACAGATGCCGAGCAGCGGCCCGCCAGTCGATGCCGTCGAAAGCCTTCACGATGATTTCGTGAGCGAAGTTCGGGGCCCGGACCTTCATCATCGAGAGCAAGCACGACGCCTCGATGGACTTGGCGAGGAACTCCTCGCGGTCCTTCGCTGTCATGCCTTCTTCTTTGGCCCGTTCGAGGAACTTCTCCGCTTGCTTGGTGAACTCTTCTTGCTTGCGGAACTCGTCGACGATGATCTGAGTGTTCTGGTTGAGCATTCTGAGCGTCCTTTCTTCTTCCGTTTCTTTCCGAGAATCTTGTGGGGCCTCGGAACCAACCCCGCCGGGCTCTTCCGTCGCCCGGCGATATGGAGAACTGCGTACTGACCGTCGCGATCAAGGGCATTGATCCATTCACACGAGCCTCGCTTAACATGCGAGTGAAACGTGTACGGACCTTTCGCCTTCATTGCGACTTTCTCACCGTTGGGGCCTTTCCAGTACGGCCCCCCCGACGCCCGAAACGTATCGCCGCGAGCCAGTTCCACTCGCTCGCTGACGCGATACGTTTCGGAGACGACGATATTCATGCGGCCTGCTCCTTGATCTGGATGTAGAGATATTCCGGCGCCTTCGCGAAGTACTTGAAGAGCGCCGGGCAGAGCCATCCGTGAACTCCGCCCAAGTCGTCGCATGCATACCAGTTGCCGCCGTACTCCGGCCCGACGAGCCGGAACGACGTCTGATGGCCTGGGAACTTCTCGTCCGAGAACACCAGCGTGAACTTCTCTGAGCAGCCTGGAATCTGCGACGCCAGAGTGCCCAGCACAGAATCAGCACCGGCGACGAACGGCTCCTTGACGAGCCCCACGGCGGGGTCGTCGAACACGAGCGAACCGTTGTCCCAGTACGGGTGAATCACGCGAATCGAGTTCTTCATTCGTCTTCTCCTTTTGCTTGAAGAGCCTCCTCGAACACTTGCTCCGCCTTGTCGGCGTACCACTCGGCCACCTTCTGCTCGATGTAGCAGTAGATTGCCGCCATCCCGTTGTTCTCGCGAGGATTCGTCCCGATGCCGACGCTCTCGTACGCCTCCTCCAAGTCTCGTCCGTGCAAGTACCACGTCGCATCGATCTCAGCCGTGTGTATTGGCACGGCCGAGTCGAGGATCGCGTGGACGTCCCCTGAATAGTCGAGGTCGTTGTGCAAGCACGGCAGATCATCGGGCTCGTTGCGACGAACGTAAGACTTGAGCAAGTCTTGAACTTCGCTGATCGCCGCGTCGACCCGCTCTTGCAGGCTGTCCTCGATCTCGATGGTGATCTTGGTCATGGTCATGTCTCCTTTTCAGTTAGATGAAACTCTTTCACGAATTGCCCTGTCAGCGATATCAACGCCCGCTGTGGCGAAAAGCGCGAGTGCCAAAGCGACGAAGTCTTGTGAGTCAGCGCCGTTTGCTCTTGCGTTTGCCAGTGTCCTAACGCACTCCGATTGGATTTCCTTCTTTGTGGACTCAAACAAGTCATTGATGGCGTTCGCGAACGCAGCGGCGTTCTCTCCCCGGTAGCCCCTCGACCTGAGTCGATTCGCTGCCGACGTCAGAAGAATGTGAAGCAATTGATCTCCGTCGATGGTGACTGTCAGGTTTTCCATAGATTCCTTTCTTGGGGCTCAGGCAGGCCACACGTACGGAAGATCAGACGGCTCGGACCACCCGAACCGCGAGTAATGCTCCGGAAACTTCCTGAGAAGGTTGCTGCGATGACTTGCGTGGAACTCTGGCAGCCCCAGCCAGTCAGGCAGGCCAGAGACGCTGCTCGGTGCGATGTCGCTGTACGTGAGCCGAATCCACTCGCTGGCGTCGATGAACTGCTGCGTTAGCGTGTCCGTAAAACCACGGGCACGCCACTCGTCGCACACGGCGATCGCGTAGTGAGCAAGGGCTCGCTCGAAGCCGTACCACGCCTTGACGGCGGGGTGGTTCTTCCAGCGGCTGGCCGGATTGCCCTCGTGCTGCCCGACGGGAACACCGAGAGCGATCAAAATCTGCTTGGCCTCGACTCGCTGCTTCCCCAGGCGACGATTGTCGAGGACGCGAGCCGATTCGCGGAACGATGGTAGTGGAAGAAAGGTTTGGATGACTATGTCTCCTTTGAAAGGTGCCAACGCACGGTTGAGTGATGTATCCCGAGAACTGCTGCGATTTTGTGATTGGTGCAGCCCTGACTCTTCATGCGAAGCATGGCTTTGATGCTTCGATGTTTTTTTCTTGGTCGTCCTATTGGCCTGCCTTTCTTTTTTGCGTCAGCCATGTTGTCTTTTTGCGTGCCAACAAAAAGATGATTCGGATTGACGCACATTGGGTTGTCGCACTTGTGGCACAGGTACTCAGTTCTGCGGAGAGGCTTAACGAGTTTTTCGTATATGTACCTGTACGCTGGCTTGTTTCTGAAATAAGGCCTTCTGTGGTTTTTGTTTTTTGAAGTTCCGCCAAGCCATTCCCAGCATGCAGAGCCTGCCGACGCAGAGACGAAATGCTTGCACTCAACAGGAAGTTTCATGGCGTGCGTATCCATACAACTCAACCGTGCGAACTATTGCAGCCGCCAGCAATTCCGTCAATGGGATATTTGGCGTATGACAGAATCTTCCAAGCCTCGCTGGCAAGTCTCTCGTTTCGTTCGTGCATCTTCTGCCGTGTGTACGCGAAGCCGCTGTATTTGCCGCACTCGTCGCATCGCTCGACGCTCGCTTTTGCGTTGGCCGCAAGTTTGCGAGTCTTGAGTACGTACTGCCCAAGGGCCGTGCCGATGATTTCTGCATGCTCTGGCGTGAGCGAGAGCGTGATGGTTTCTGGCGTGTTCATGTCTCTTGCTTTCTTCACAGGGTTGTGGTCGTGCGAGTCTTGATGTCTCTGACTTGCTGCACAAGTTTCTCTGCGTGCTGACGAATCCGGCTCTCGATAGCCGCCACTGCCTCTTCTTGCGTCCGGTGCGCCGACTCAGCCGAACACAGTTCGCGAGTTGGGCCGTACGAGAACCGCACGACGTTCTCGTCGGGAAGCAGGACCGTTGCCCTGCTCAGGTACGGCTGCGAGCCGGAAAAGTCGAAATACACTCCCGCGACGATGACCTCGTCGCCTGCCTGAAATCCGTTCATGGGTTTCTCTCCTGCGGTTATTTGGTGCGAGTGATAGCGTGTCCGTACAACAACTGTCAATGCTCGTTTGATCGTTCGTCAAAGTCCTCGTAGTCAAGGACGAGATGGTCGTCGATGTCGGCCTCGCACTGGTCAGCGATGCGGAGGGCTCTCTTGTCTGACTCATGCACCGCGATCCACTCGACCCAGCCGACGGCCCAGTGCCATTCTCGAACTATCTTGACAGTCTTAGACTCGCCTCCAAGTCTCCGTAGCGTCACGAAGAAGTTGGACTCGTCGAGCGGTTCTGAGTCTCGGTGCCGCCCTGCTGAGACAAAATACTCAGGCCACTCAGGCCCCGCGTAGTTTTCCGGAAGCCTCCAGCGGCGGATGTGCTTGGTCTTCATTGGTTTCCTCCATTGATATTCCGCCCGTTGCGGTCGATGATGTACCACTCTTGGCTCTGATACCACTTCTCGGCGTATGCGTTCGCCGCTTCGTCGTCGTCTGCCGCGAAGTACTCCAGCACTTCCCAGTCGCCGTTGCTGTCTGCCAGGGCGACTCGGTACTGCCGCTCGCCGTCTTCGCGGCCGCAGCACGAGCAGCGAACGGCAGAGCCTCGCCGAACGTCAGGATCGCTTGCGTCGATCGCAGGCGTGCTGCACTCGACGCAGTCGGGGCAGTATGCAGAGCCATCGAGCCAGTAGTAGTCGCTCACGGGTGGTCTCCTTTCTTTCAAGTCTGTGACGTCAGATGCTCGATGTCGCGGGCTTGCCGCCGCAGCCGAGCCTGCGCCGCAGCCGAGAGGGCATGGCATGTCGTGTAGTGCTTCGACGCTGCGTCCCACACCCGTACGGTTCCGTCGCTGGAGACGGCGATCCGATACCACCGAATGCCCTCACCGCTGAATGCCCGGCACCGCGCCGCGATTACGCGATCGGCCAGCGGATCGCGTGCGTCTCCGCTCGCGAGCAGTCTATCGACGGTGCCGTACTCGCTGCGAGCCCAGTGCGTGTTTCGCGAGCCTCCGCACTTGTGCGGCTCGCGAATCTCGCACCACAGTCCGCCGCCGCCGAAGTCGATCCACTGCACGACGCAAGTATTCTCTAATTTGTACGACGGGCCGTAGCACGGCAGGCTGTCGATGAACGCCAGTTCGTCGGCGAGAGACTTGGTAGTCTTCTCGAACTCGACGATCGTCTCTGACTCGGCTCGACGAATCGGCTGCTGGCTCTCTGTGAGCCGAATCTTCCAGAGCCAGCGTCTGCCGTCTTTGCGGCGAGACACAACCTCCGCATTCACGTAGCGATCTCGCCAGAAGTGCGGGAACGTCGCGCCGATCTCGATCTTTGGTCGCTTGGTCTTCACTGGGATGTCTCCTTGGGTGTGATGGTGTCCAGACAAGTCTCTTCAAGTCTCGTCGACGATCTCGATCGCGGCAGCGTACGCCGCCGGTCGCTTCCACGAGTTGTCGTACCTGTGCCCCCAACGGTCCCGGCGGCTCAGACCCGTATTCGGATGCAGGAGACGGTAGGCTTCGCGACGAGCCGCCTCGGCGTCGGCCCGGAGCCCCACGGCGTGGAGAGCGTGATAACCGTAGTCGGGCCTCTCGCCTCCCCAGCCGATCGCCTTCGCCCTGATCGGATCGTCCGCAGCGTAGGCCGCTTGCTCGCAGACCACGACGGCCTTGGCCCGCTCCGCTCGCTTGCCTCCCAGCAGCACGACGCCGTCGCGGCTGGCTCCCAGGCCACGAACCTCGACGAACGTCTTCGAGCCCTTCTTGATCTTCCGGGCCGTGACCGCCGGACTGAACTCGTTGATCAGTGGCTTGCCGTGTCCAAGAATCATGTCTCGCTCCTTTGGTCTCAGGTGTCATTCACTCGTCTACGACAAGTATCGGGGATGCCAGGAGTAAAGTCAAGCGGATTTTTCGATTTATGACACAACTCAAAAAACCCCTGTTTTTGGCCGAAAAACAGGGGTTTTCAGGACCGGCTTTTCCCGGCCTTGTCTGGCTTGAACCCCTGGGGCAGTTGACCCATGCCTCGTCGGCCCTCTTTCGCCGCCTGGGCTCTCGCCGCTGCCTGGGCCTTTTTATACGCCTTGACCTCCTCCAGATCGAACGCCGTCGACCGTGGTCCGAGTCTCCACGTCGTCAGCCGCCCCGTATTCGCAAGCCACCTCATGTTGCTCATCGAGCAGCCGAGTACTTTCGCCGCCTCGCGAGTCATTACGAGTTGCCGATTGCCCGGTGGTGTTGCCAGTACTTTCTCGGTCATGGTTCTTTTCTCCTCGTAGTGCAAGAGACCTCTCGATCGTCCCAATTGAGCGGTCGACCTCCAGATCGCCCGCGTGTTCTTTCAGCAGAGCCAGGACTTTCCTGGCGAATGCGATGTCTCGCATGTAGCAGACTTGCGAGTCGATGACGTCTGGCGGAGGGAGACTCTCTCGCAGGCCAGCCTTCTCCCATGCGCCACGCAGCACAATCGTCTTGTAGAACTGCTCGTCGCTCACGTTGCTCTCTCCTTCTCGAACGCTTCGCCATGTCCTCTGCCGTCGCGGAAGTACTCGCTCAGTTCAAGGGCCATGGGCGGATGCTCCAGAAAAAACGGGCTCGCTCTTCACTCTCGAACGGCTCGCCCGTGGTCGAGCCGTTCACGCAGATGTGCCAGCCGTCTTCTTTGCCGACGAAGACCGGCCTGTCCCGCTGGACGCTGATCAGTTTTCGGTACGCTGACTTGAAGACGATCTGGACTTCGCGAGGCAGGGACTCGATTGGCACGGTCTTGAGGTACTCGCACGTCGCAGCGCACAGGCCAGCGGCGTCCGATGCCGTGAGGTCCGGATCGTCGGAGTTGAGTTTCGCCCTCGCCTCGCGAACGTGAGGCTCGAACGCCCTGGGGATGCTGCCGTTTTTTTCCAGCACGTCGACGACGCACCGCAGGCTCACTGCCTCGTTCTCCGTGAACAGTTTGCTCTTCTTCATCGCAGTCACTCCGTGATGGGCTCGTGGGTGCCGCCGAAGAAACTCGACGGCGGTCGAGGCAGTTGCCGCAGGAACTCCCACAGTCCTGCCAGGGTCGTGGTGTAGATGTCCTCGATCTCGATCCGCCCGTCGTCGGGCTGCTCGACCATGGTCCGGATCACCACCGACTTGGCGGTGACATGGGCCTCGATCGTGCATCGCTCGTAGACGGGGTCTTGCACGACGATCGCGAAGAACGGCTCCTCGTCGGGGTCGTAGTCTCCGGAGTCGGGCTGCGGCCCAGCACGCTCCTCCATGATCGTGTCATTAAACGGGAGGAGACTCGCGCGGGCCACGACGAGACCGGGGGCGAACTCCCGCACGTACTTGAGGCTCTCGTTGATCGTGTCGGCGACTGACTTCTTCTTCTTGGTCACGACGGCTGTCCTTTCACTGCGAGTTGCGATGCCAGCGAGACGCACTCGTTCCGAACGTAGTCTTCGTCTCGGAAAACTCCAGGCTGACCGATGCCAAGTTTGGCGAGCCCTGGCACGACGTCACCGGCGTGAGCCGTATCGAAGCCCAGCCACCAGCGGTCGCCGTCTTCCTCTTCCCACGGCAGTCGCCAGTCGGACCATGTCACGCCGCCGTGAACGGCGAGGTCATGCTCGACGAACTTCACTCCCTCGGGAGCCTGCACGTAGCCGTTGTAATTTTCGAGCAGCGGCCCGCCCCAGGCGATCACGCACTTCAGGCCGTGCGACTCGAACTCGGCGACGATCCGATTCTTCGTGGTCACGATTTGGTCTCCTTGGCAAGTTGCAGCAGGCGTGCTTGGTCAGACAGCAGAATGACGACGTCGGCCAGATTCCCCTGGTGCCTCGGGTGCAGGCCCGTCTCGGGAAACTTCCAGCCGAACTTCTCTCCCTTGAGCATCAGTCGCAGCGAGAGGTCGAGCAGGCCAGCGACGTGCTGGCACCCGACTTCACACTCGTCGAGATTCTCCTTCGTGACCGGCCGGTCGAAGTCGTGAAACACGATGCCGAACAGGCGAGCCACGAGCGGATCGATCGCGTCGAGACTGCGGAAGTGCGAGAGCGAGCCCTCTGGCGTGATCATCGTCCTCTGCGGATAGGCCGACTGGCCGAACGTCCGGTTGAAGACCAGCGTCACGCGGCTGGTGCCGATCTCGTGCTTCGTTTTGTCGAACACTACGGATTCCGTGTCCATAGAAGTAACCTACGCATGTCGTGAGTATTGGTCAATTTGATTTTCAGCCGCTGACTTCGATCCCATCCCGATTCTCGAACACGCGACTGACTTGCTCCGTGTACCCTGGCTGCAACTTCTCGATCATCGGCAAGTACTGCTCGTTGGGAACTCCGTGGCCGACCTCGAAGTCTGGCCGGTCGCCGAATATCCAGGCGATGATCGAGCGATACTTGCTGCCGCAGATTTTGTAGTTAATGCACGAGATAGATGGGTCCATGCAGGCCCAGGCCAAGTCTCGCTGCTTCTTCAAGTCTATGATCGCATGGCGAGTGATTGCCTCGGGTTGCACGGTGCCGCGATGGGCGACGTTGCCGAGATGGTCGATGCTCGCCTGGGTCAAGTCTCCGTAGTACAGGAGCGTGTCGCGGACCTTTGGGTGAACTTCACTCAAGGGCCGCTTCTCAGTCTGCGAGATCGCCTGGGCGACGAAGTCCTCGTCTGGAAACAGCCTACTCTCGTCGAGCAGGCTCGCGTCGACCTCGACGATCAGAGCCTTCTCGTCGCGACTCGTGTCGGCGGCGTTCCAGGCGAAGTATGGCGCGTACGCCGTAGTCAGGTACACGAAGTCCGGGCGGCTCGGGAACGTCTCCCAGTTTCCCTTGCGTCGCGTGCCTCGCGGCTTGATGCCGTAGGACATGATGCGAGTCAGGTGTCTGCTCGTCGTGCCGTGATAGAGCCGCTTTGCGTTGATGGTCACTGTCTTACCCTCCCAGCGTGCTGACCAGCGTGTCGATCAAGTCTCGCACGAGTCTTGCAAGTCTTGAGTCCGTTCCGAGTTCCTGCCCTGCTCGCACGAGCAGGAGAGAGTACAGGAGTTTGTCCAGGTTTTGTTTCATCGCTCAGTATTCCTCTGGAAACAAGACCGTCGTGACGCTCCTGTCCCACTCGGTGATGACCCACACCTTCGCGCCGTCGACTGCGTACGCCGACAAGAGGCGAGCCTCGCCGCTGGCAGCGGCATCGTCGTTGAGTTTCTTGTCCTCGTCGCAGACGTCGCCCCAGTCCCCGGCGGCGTGTCGCTGGAGGCTCCGTGCGATTCCGACGATCCTCGCCTCGGGACTGTCCTTGACCCACGAGTCGACGCCAGCCGTGGCGACGACCTGCCCCAGTTCGATGGTCTTCATTTGGTCTCTCCCCTCTGGCGGCATTCTTCGATGCACTGCTCGTACTCGCCTCCCGGCCCGTCGAGGCTCGACGTGCTGAACAGGTGGGCGAGTTGGTGGACGATCAGCCGCAGGGCTGCGTCGCTGCGGATCGACCGATGGTCGACTCCGTCGCGAAATAGAGCCTGCACATGCTTGTGAAGTCTATTTGTGACCGCCACAGGGTTGCATGCACCACCTTGCTGGATCGCGAGTGCGTCGGAATGTCGGCTGCTCACTGGTTGGGTCTCCTGCTGGAAGTACTCGATCGCTGCTCGCTGCTCGTCGCGAAGTCTCTGGTTTCTCATGGCGTCACCGTGTCCGTACAAGGGATCACGACTCCACACTGCTCGCAGAGTTTGGCGACCTCGGCGGCGAGTTCCTCGGGCGTGTGCGAGCCACTGCGGCGAGCCTCGCTCGTCGCGACGCAGCCCTCGTCGACCTCCAGAGCAGCCGGGAAGCAGTTGCCCGGAAGGAACCCAAACCGCTCTTGGTGCGACCAGAACAGCCGACGCAGGCTGGCGTTGTGACAGAGGACGAACGCCAGACGGTCAACGTCGACCGGCTGGTTCGCGTCCTTGACCAGCACCTCGACCTGATGCTGCACAGCCGCCCCCGACTGCCGCGACGTGCCCTTGCAGGCCCACAGTTCCACACGCAGGCCCAGGCTCTCCAGAACGTCGACCGCCGCCAGGACGACGGCACCACGAGCGAAGATCGCCTCGGCCTTCACGCCTGCACTCACGGCGAGATTCACGTAGAGCCGCACGACGCGCTGCGATCCAGCCCGGCCGACCTCGTACTCGCTGTACGATCCGCAAGCCTCGGGCTCGCCCGACAAGACTCGGCCGACGTCGACGAAGTCTCCGGTGACGTCCCAGGCAAACTGCTGGCACGCTGCGGTCTTCGACGCCTCGACGCACCGATCGAGGCTCGCCCGAATCTCGGCGACGCGAGCGGCCCCCTCGGCCCAGCCGGTCTGAGCCAGAGACACAGCCTCGCCGAACGTGTTGGTTCCTGAGAAGTCCGCGCGGCCGACCGTGCGGCTGCTCGTGCCTTTACCCTGCGGCACCTTGCGGACGTCTTCGAGGAAGGATTCGTAATCGTGAAATGCGTGGCGAGCCATGTCTTGTTCCTCCTGTCGATCGGGCGATGCCCAAGTATTGCAGACGTCCGGAGTGGTGTCAAGCAGCCGGTCCAGGCCTATGACACAATCGCTTCCCGTTCTTCTTTCGTGAACGACACGCCGCAAGACTCGCAGACTTGCAAGACTCGTGCGGCCCTGGCCGACGCCGAAGTATCGCTCTGGCTGACCTCCGGCGTGGCGATCGCGCCCTCCTCGACGAGCAGCGGGCACGTGCCAGTCACGTTGGGCGAGAAGCCCAGGTCTTCCTCCACGCTGAAGAACAGCCGACGCAGGCTGGCGTTGTGTGCAAGGAAGAACGCGACGCGATCGGGCTCGAACGGCTGGGCAGCGTCTTTGACCTTGACCAGCACGGTGAGTTTCTCTCCGTCCTGGCGACGATGCGATCCGCTGCCGAGCCAGAGTTCGACTCGGTGGCCGAGAGTCTCAAGAACGTCGACCGCCGCGAACACGGCAGCGCCAGCCGAGAAGATGCTCGCCTTCTTGACTCCACCAAGAGCCGACACGTTCGCGACCAACTTGATCACGCGAGTCGAGGGCTGTGAGTCTTGGCCTTCCCGAAACGAGCCACAGCACTCGGGCTCTCCCGACAAGACTCGGCCGACGTCGAGAAAGTCTCCGGTGACGTCCCACTCCAGTTTGCACGACTTGGCTGCGATCGCCTTGTCGACGACGCCCTCCAACTCGGCGCGGAGTTTCGTGAGGCGCTCGGCGCCTTCGGGCCAGCCCTGCACGGCGAGCGAGACGGCCTCGGGAAACGTAGCGGTGCCATGGAAGGACGCATCGAATCCAGTGTGCGAGACTTTCCTGTTCTCGCCTTGGGTGTCTGCCTTGGCGACGAACTCGCCGACAGTCTCGAACGTCACGACTTTGTGATTCTGTTTCACGGGTCTGCTCCTTGTGGGTTGCGTTTCAGGACTTGATCAGTTCCGCGATCTGCTCGTCATCGAACTCCAGGCCGCACTTCTGCGCGATCTTAATCACGTTGGCCTTGAGGCTCTCGGCCGACAGGTTGACCGCCGAGAGAATCTCGTCGATCTCGACCGTGCCTTCGCGAGTGCCGTAATCGTCGACCGCCGCCGGGCGGCAGTTCGAGGGGCTGTGTCCGTACAACTCCATCCAGCGGAAGCCAAAGCGGCGGAAGAAACTCGGGTGCGCGACGCAGAACGCGAGACGGTCAGGGTCGACGATCTCATTGGCCCGCTTGGCGGTGACGTTGGCCGTGAGATGCAGGCCGTGACCCTTGGTCGCGGTCGAGCAGATCACTTCGCAGCGGATGCCGCACGACTCCAGCAAGTCGACGGCCACCAGCACGGCGACGCCACGGGCAGCGATCGCGTCGGCACTCACGGCTCCGCTGACGCACTGGTTCAGCCGGATCGACACAACCTTCCTGGCGACCGTGTCGCCGTTGTCGAACTCCTGGCCGCAGCACTCGGGCTCGCCCGACAAGACTCGGCCAACGTCAATGAAGTCTCCGACGACGTCCCAGCCGAACGTCTTGGACTTGCAAGTCTTGGCGGCATCGAGAAACGCCGCGAGACCATCGCGGTGCTTGTTCACGCGAGCGACGCCGTCAGCCCAGCCGCTGGCGAACAACTTGCCAGCGTCGGCGTAGGTGTCCGTCCAGAAGAAGTCCCGTCGGCCGGTGCCCTGGCTGTTCTGGCTCACGCCCTTCTCGGGCCGTGCCAGGTCCGCGAGATACTCGCCGACGGTCTCATAGTTCTTGGTGACGATCTTGGTCATGGTGGTGTCTTGCTCCTGGGCCTGCTCCGTTTCCCCGCTCCCCGGCTGGCAAGCCCATAGCCAGCCGGGGAGCGTGTCCGGACAACTCGACTAGAGGTTCGCCGCGATCTTGTCCCGCGTGTCCTTGTCGAGGCCCTTCCAGACGCAGGCGTCGAGGACGGCGTCGACCGGCCAGCCTGCCCGCAGGAGAGCCACGCCGTTGATGTTCGCACGAGGCGAGACGATCACCCGCACGCCCTTGCCCAACTTGGCAATGGCGTTGCGGATGGCGACGACCTTCTTCACGTACTCAGCCACGCGGTCCTCGGCGACGGCCCGCTCGCCGTCCGTCTTGACCGAGTGGAGTTTGATGCCCTTGGGGGCCGGGGCCTCCGAGAACAACTCGACCGACAGGCCGCACGCCGCCGCCTCGATCCGGGGGTCATACGGCCAGTCGAGCAGGACGAACCGATCGAGCGTCGCCGCGTCGATCTGCTGCCGTCCCACGTACTGCCGGTCGGCCCCCTGGCCGATCGTGTTCGCTCCCGCGATCAGCACGAAGTCCTTGTGCTTCTCGACCACCGCGTCGGGGAACGAGGCGTGACCGTTCGCGAGCAACTGATTGATCACGACCAGCACGGCCGGATTGGCCGCGTCGACCTCGTCGAGCAGGAACACGCCGCCGTGTTCATAGGCGTCGCGGAGTTGGGTCCGGACGACCTTGCCGTTGGCGTCATGGTAGCCGAGCAGGCTCGACTCCGACGTCTGCGGCCCGACGCTCTTGGCGTAGAACGCCAAGCCGAGACTGTCCGCGACGGCGTGAGCCGACGACGTCTTGCCCGATCCGGCAGGGCCGACAAGCCAGAGGTTCCGGCGTGCCGCGACGGCGGCGAGCAAGGCCTCGAACTGGACGTGCTGGACGCCGACGTCGTTGGTCACGCCCTCGACGGTCACGACCTCGATCCGCTGCGGCACCAGGGCCGCGATCCGATCGTCCACGATCTTGGCGACCTCGTCCCGGTCGATCCCGGCGTCAGCCGAGCCGCCCTGGACGATGCCCGTGTCGCGAATCGCCTCGGCGATGATCGTCGCCAAGTCTCGGCCACCAGCGTAGTGGTCGCGGACGGCGTCGGCGATCTCTGAGTCGCTGTTGACGATCGTCGCGGAATCGTTACCGTGTCCAGACTTCTCGGCACCGGAAGCCCACAGGCTCAGGCCGCGAGAAGTCTTGACGACCCGCTCGCCGTTGGGTCCGACGAGGTGGAACAGGCGGGTCTGCCTGCCCTTCTCCGTCTCACGGGTCTCGACCGACTCGATCGTGAACTCGCGGCCGTCGGCGACGGTGATCACGGCTCCGATCTTGTATGACTGCCACGAGTTGTTGGTGACGTTGTTCACTGGGCTTCTCCTTGAAAATCGACTGGGCTTTACGACGGGTGACGTCCACTCGTCATGCGACTAGTATAGGGGACGCCCGGAGTAGTGTCAAACGGATTTTTCGGTTTATGACACAACTCAAAAAACCCCTGTTTTTCGGCCAAAAACGGGGGTTTCTGGCCTGGGGGCCAGAAATCAGGCCTCGGACTCGACGATGTACCGGATCACGTTTTCGGAGAATCCGTCGACGTGGACCCAGCCGTCCCGGTAGCCGACGCCGTTTTTGTACGGCGCGACGTTGACCATATATGCACGTGCGGCCTTCGGCCGCACGACTCGATCATGCGACTGCTCGTCGGTGACCACGATCAGCCGATCGTGAGCGAATCGCTCGACGTATCGAATCGCTTCGCCGAGACGAGTGCCACCGTGGCGCTGCGATGTCTCGATCGCTTCAACGCCAGACAGTCCTCGACGAGGCGGCACTTCCACTACTGCGTCCGAGAACGTGAAGACACGAAGGTCATCGCAGTTCAAGATCGCAGCGAGCGACGCAGCGGCGTCGATTCGTGTCAAGTCTGATCGACCAGAGAGCGGCGTGTGCATCGAGCCAGAGACGTCGACCAGCACGATTGTCTTGCCATCGAGCGTCGGCATCTCGTGGATCGACGCCAACATCGCGATGTCGAGCGTCGGCTCCAGTGACGGCGCGGCCTTGGCAGCAGCAACGAAACGAAACGGCAGCACGCGATCCGCGCCGAGCCTGCCCAGGATCGCGTTCTTGACCAGCGACGTCTCGACGCCAGCCTCGATCATGTTTCGCAGATTGCGAAGCAGGGCGAGATAGCCGATCCGTTGCTCGCGGATCAGCCTCTCGAACGTGGCCTTCTTGTCGGCTCCCGCAGAGAGCGCGACCTCCCACGTATCGGGAGACGCGAGCGTGCCCTCGACGAGAGACCGCCACGTTGCCGCCTGCTCGGGCGTGTCGGGCTTGGCGTGACACAGGAACAGAACGTCGCGAAGTTTCACGGCGTCAGGCTTGTTGTACTTGGCAAGTTGATACGCATTGAACTTCTTGAATGCCTGGGCCAAGCCCTTCTTCATCGGGTTCGAGAGCGGCTTGCGGCCGTCGGCCCAGTAGATCGCGACAAGTTCCGCGAGTTCGTCGGCACGCTGAATCGTGTCGACGATCGCCTGCGAGACGAGTTTGCCCGTGCCTCGCTTGATGAGAGCCTTGAGCAGGAGCAGAGGCACGTGACGAAGATGGAACTTCGAGCGAGCCTCGACGGCGAGAGCCGCGATCTCAGACGGCTCGACCTTCTCGCACAGGGCGAGGATTCGATCCGCGACGTCGACGCCGTCCTCGTAGTGCGTCGACTCCCAGAGCAGGCATGTCAGGACGCTGCGTCGCAGTTCCTGGCTGGGGGTGATGCGAACAGCAGGGCCACCCTCGTGAGTGACCACGGCGGGCGAGACTTGGGAAGTGTTGATTCGCACGACCGTGGCTCCTGGCTGAAGTGAAAAAAGATGCTGGCGAGAACAGCGAGGCCGGGAACAAAACAGCCTTAGTGAAGTATCCGGCCTCTGCACTACGCCAGCAGTACAGAGAGAGTCGCGAGAACAAACGGACACGGCACGGGTTCTTTTCAAGAGAAGTAGCCGTGGCCTGCACTACGCGACGAAAGTCAGTGTACGGACACGCCAACTGCGTGCAAGGAGTTTTTCAGGCCACGCCAGCGGGGAGCGGCTGCCAGTGCGTTGGCTGCGGCTTGAACGTCGCAAGCGAGTCTGGCTTGACGAACGTGCCGTCTTCGTCGCACGCTCCGACCGAGACAGCGTCGCCACGGCAGACCAGCACAGTCTCGTCGACGTCAGGGAGCCGAGACTTGACCGCGACCCACGGAGACTTCGGCTTCTTCGGCTTGGCGCCGCCTCGGTCGACGAGTTTCACGCTGATGTCGAGCGTCGCCAGCCCCCCGGCTTCTTGGGTCGCAGCCACGCTCGTGACGTACGCCTGGACGTTGCCCGAGAACACCCCGCCGTACTGGGACGAGAGGTACTCGACGATCGCATCAGAGAGGGCGTCGGTCATCAGGCGATCTCAGCCTCGAACCTCGCCGCTGCGTTCATCACATCAGTGACACTCTGCGACCGCAGGCTCGACTCTCTCCATGCCCGTCTCGCAGCCAGCGAGAGAGCCGCGCCGAGAGCCACAGTCCTTCGGAGCCGAGTCATCTCCGACAGGACGACCGCCAGGAAGTGCGGGTCCGCCGAGACGCAGTCTTCGCGACCGCACGGGTCACAGTCCGCGACCGCAGCAGCCAGAGACCGCATCACATCGTCAGACGAGTGCGAGCCGAGAGTCTCCTGCCCGGCCATGCACTCACGCAGCCGCTCGATCTCTTGGGCAGCGTTCTCTGCGATGCCGTTGCACATCAGACAGAGAGCGTTCTGGCGAAGAAGACTAACGATATCGGCGCTCATTCGTTGTCCTCCAGCCACTTCGCGGCCTTCACGAGCCACGCCGCATAACGACGCAGTTCACCGGCCGAAGTCCTGCCGTCGTAGAGATCGAACGACGTGTCAACAATCTTCTCGCCGTCGACGATCGCGCATTCGGCACGGCTCGTCGCAGTCAAAGTCTTCCGTGGCTTCGCAGTCTTCATCTTCGCCATACTCCGAAGGAAGGTAGAACGACCAGTGGACGTTGTCAGCGTATGCAGACAAGTCGCACTCCTGATTCAGGATCGAGAACGGGAGCCGACGCGAGCCTTCGTCGATACGCTCTGGCTCGTTATTGTCGTATTCACGCTCCGTCTCCATGTACACGAAGACTTCGCCATCAAGTTTCTCGACGATCAGTCTCATGCTCGCACCTCAAGAGTGACCTTCGGCAGGACAATGCGGGACAGAATCCACACGCAGACGAGCATGCAGAGCGATTCAAGCGAGCCGAGCCGAGTCAGGCCGAAGACAGGCGAGACTCCGCAATTCCACGCCGCCGTGAACACGAGCGACGCCGCCATGAGAACGACTGCCCAAACCCAGATGGCGACGACTGCGTGAGTGACAGTCTCAACGGCCGATTTGCTGTCCACGACGAACTTCCTCCTTGAGTCTCTCTACGTACACCGCCGCGTCGAGCAACTCCTCTTGAAGATGCTGGAGCCAACCGGCGAGGTCGATGTCGGCACGGTCTGTCGTCGTGCCGTACTTTCTGTATCCAGACTCAGAGCGAGCCAGGAGAGCCGCGCGAACACGCATCACGTTCGTGTCGGGAAGATCGCACTCGTCGCGAGGCTGCGAGGCAGGCTCGGGCGGCGAGAAGAGTTTTTTCAGCAGCGACATGCCCGGAGTGTACGGACACGCAAACCTTGGTCAAGGAGTTTTTCGGCGAGACCTTCCGCTGGGCCGCTTCGCCGGGGCTCTTCGCTCGCCGACTCGTCGCGGCCTCCCGTACGTCGGCGGATTGGCGAGGTACTCGCGGATGTTTTGTTCGCAAGACTTGCGATCGACGGCCCACGCCTTGTCGTTGAGCCGGAATCCCTTCAGTCTCCCGTCGGCAAGCATGCGGCCGATCATGGCGTCGGTCACGCAGACGATGTCACAAGCATCGGGGACGCTGATCCACCGCCTGCATGTCTTCCGGAACTCTTCAAGATTGCAATCCTGTCCCTCGACGGACTCCCGGCAGACGAGCAGCCCCTTGCCGCTGAGGGGGACCGCAAGAATCTGTCCCTTCGAGATTCGCTTCAACACGCCAACCTGGGACATGCCGAGGATTTTGGCCGCTTCAGCCACGGAAATTGGCTGTTTCATGGTTGCCGTCTCCGTACATCCGGTCCAAAAAACCGACCCCCGAAGGGGTCGGTGTTGACATTGCAATGGCGGGGGCGCCATTATTCGTTCAGACGCAGCGGCAACGGATTCGCTGCGATCGTCTCGCACGGAGGATTGGAAATGATCGTCAAGATTTCACACTACGACCAGCAGTACGCCTTGCTCGAAGCACTCGAAGACTTCATCAAGAAGTGCCACGGGCAGGGCGGCTACAAGAAGCGGCGGCGAGCGATCGACGCCGCGAGAGAGTTGCACGCACAATTGAACAAGACGGCAAAGACGGAATAGGGATATCGGCACCGTTGGTACACCCCTCCCCATGAAGGGTAGGCGACCGCGAAAGGACTCGCATACTCCCCGCTCGAAGGAGATGCGACCATGACTCTCAGCCAGTTTTTCGATGACTTCTACCGGCCTCTCAAGTTGCGAGGCCGGAGCGACAACACGGCGAGACTGTACGCCAACACTCTCAAGCAGTACGCCAAGTATCTCGGCAGACCGGCGACGATCGAGGACGACCTCAACGACCTCGCCGTCTCCCGCTACCTCTCGCATCGTGCGAGAGAACGGAGCGTCTACACGGCCGAGAAAGAGCGGACGCAGATACTGGCTCTCTGGCGATGCGCGGCTGACCGAAGACTGACGGACATGCGTCCGTGCGTGCCGCCGACGCCGATCCCGTTTCGCGTGCCGACTGCCTGGAGCATTGAGCAACTCAAGGCCCTGCTCGCGACCGCGAAAGTGATGAAGGGAAAAGTCGGCGACGTGCCCGCCCATGTTTTCTGGACAGCACTCATTCAAGTCCTTTGGCAGAGCGCAGAACGCATCGGCGCGATCATGTCCGTGCTGAAAGAGGACTACACGAGGCCGATCATCCTCGTCAGGGCCGAGTATCGAAAGGGCGGCAAGCGAGACAAACTCTACACGTTCACAGAACCGGTCTGCGATCTGCTCGACGTGCTGAAAAAGTCCAGCAACGGGCCGCAACTCTTCGCGTGGCCGCGAGGGTACGAGTACCTGTGGAACCGCTTCGGCAAGATCGTCAAAGCGGCGGGGCTCGAAGGCGGACGTCGGAGCAAGTTCCACCAACTGAGAAGGTCAGCCGCAACGCACTTTGCGGCGAGAGGCGGCGACCCAACGGCGTTGCTGGATCACAGTTCGCCGCGAATCACGAAGGCTTACCTCGATCCGCGATTCATCGACACTGGCCCGAAGCCTTGCGAAGTCTTGCCTGGGCTAGACTGAGAGGGCCTCCAGTTCCACACGGCAGCGGCTCCGCTTACCTCTGGAAGGTATTTCCCGTCGATCTTATCGGGCCTGACCCACTTCGCCAGGAAATCAGTCCGTCGTGTCGGACGGTATGCAGCAGCGAGGTTTCAGGCGGCTTGGACGAGTGGTTCTTGCCATAGATCGCCGGTACAAGCAGCGATGCGAGTGTGGCGATGATAGCCACAACGACAAGCAGTTCAATCAGCGTGTAGCCACGATACGGTCGCATCATTTCTCTTTCGATGGCGGTTCTGGAAGAGGGAGCCAGTGAGTCGGAGAGATCAATTCAATGACATCGTCGTCTGATTCCCAGAACTGCTCTCCTTCGTGCAGCACGAGCCTCGCAATGGTGATGACGGTTCCGTTCCACACCAAGACTTCTTGTCCGTAGTTCGGCAGGCTTTGTTGGCATGAAGTCCACTCTGGCATTGGCGACCTCCTCGGGGCGGCCTCAACCTAAGAAATGGCTACAGGAGACGCCAATGATTTGCCGCAAATCTCACCAAAAGGCGATAAATACACGACATCCAGCCCCAGGTGCGTGGCGAGAGTCCACTCTACCCTGGCTCCGCCAGACTGCTCCCATCCGGGGAGCATGGCGATCGCGTCGGCGTCGCACAGGGCAGACAAATCCCGACGGAGGGCGTCGCGGAGAAACTCCTTCGAGACGATCGTCGACGTCGGGTCGAAGCCGACGTCTCTGTCCAGTTGGGCCGGATTGATCACGTCGTAGCCGAGAGCCCTGAGTTTCGCCTCGGCCTCGTCGAAAGCGGGGAAATTGAACAGAGGCAGGCCAGTCATTGGGCCAGCAAGGTAGACCTTCATTCGTTATCTCCGATCGTGTAGTGCTTCGGAGACTTGCCAGCATGCAGGGCCCGCAGCCGCTCGACGTGCGGGGTGAGCCTCTTCACGATCTCGTCGTGACCGCCGCTGACCTGACGGTCGTCCTTGAGTTTGCCAGCAGCCTCGGCGTCGACGAGGATCGCCAGACACGCCAGGGCGGACGCCAAGTGAGGCACGCCCTCCTCGTCGCACTCGTGGCCCTCAAACCACGCTGCAACGTGCCGCATGCAGGCATCGGCGTAGATCGAAGCACGAACGCCGACGCGACGCCAGTTAGCGCGTCCGTACTTCAGGGCTCCGTTGAGCAGGGCAATGCACCCCATGGCCGTCGCAGTCGTCGGCCAGAGGTGCATAGGCAGTTTGTTCGTTCCGACGAGGTCTTTTGGGTTTTCAACGTCGAACGCACCGGGGAGAGGCGTCGCGCCGTCCATCGTGGCCGCACTCTTGACGTCAGCCTCCAGTTCGCCGTCATCTTCGCCGAGAGCCGCCCGCGATGCGTTGCGAGCCTCGACGATCTCGCGAATGATTCGATTCGAGTCCGCGATGTTCTCGATGTACCCGCCGTCCACTGCCGTGACTGTCGCTGCCATACGTGACCTCCTGTCGTGGGGCACGTAAGCGTATCCAGACTACCGCCGTCGGCAAGAGGATTTTTCGAGCCTGTAGCCCAGCGAGTACAAGATCATGGCAAGATCGCTCGCGGCTTGCGTGACGGCTGCTTCTGAGATCGCAGGGCCGAGACTTGCATGCAGCCCCTCGTGGAGTTCGCACTCAAGTCTCGCTCGGTTCTTGAGCCCCGAATGAATCAAGACTTTACGCTTGTCGTACTCGGTCCAGCCGTCGGCGTCGCCCTTTAATGGCGAGTACCGCCAGAGCCAGCGGACGCCGTCAATTTGGAAACGATGGTCTTCCATAACCTTCTCCGGACAAACCGGCACCGAGATCGCCAAGTCATTCTCGCGGGGCCGCCGCAGTACATGATTATCTTGTATTGGACTCGGTATCCCCAAGCGTCCAGGGACTCGCTTCTGGAGTCACATCCGCAGTCTGGTGTGTTTAGAATCTTCGAGGCCCTGTCGCTCGTGATTCCGAGACTTGACAGGAACTTGGAGACTAGGCCGCCAAGCGAGACTGGCCGAATCATGGCGTTTCGTCCCTGACGGCAAACGTGACCCCCCCGTAGCCGTCCAGTTCGTTCGACCACTTCGGCCGAATGACGCTGATCGCGGCTGTTGTGTCGCAGTTGCCACGGACCACGACGGTGGCGCCGTCTGGCAGTTTCTTTAGGTTGGCCGGATGCCGTTCCATGTCCGGCCAAGACTCATCGATGGTCGCAGACACAATGTGTCCGTCTGCGTAAAAGCACGTTAAGTCTTCGGCCACTTCGGTGTCGCCTGAGTTGTAAGCCCAAGTCGGGCTGGGAGTCATCTCGCTAATCTCTTCCCACGTGTCTCGATCGCCTCCGAGCAACTCGGTGTACTCGGGCGTCGCGTTCTCGACGCCGACGAGCCTCGCCTTCCAGCCGCTTGGCTCGCTGTGCCCGTACACCCCAGCCCAAGAGAATCTCGGAATAACAAAGTCAGCGTAGTCTTTGTCTGTCTCGACAAAAGACACGGTCGGCGGCGACGTGTAGCCACTGCCGCCTGATGTCACTTTGACTCCAACGACGCTTCTCCGAATTATCCAGTGCGGCCATAGGTTGGCATCGCTCATCACAGCCTCGGCCGTCGCGCCAGCGCCGCCGCCGCCGTGCAAGATCACGAGAGGCGGGCTCGTGTAGCCTTCTCCAGACGCAGTGACCGAGACAGCAGTGACCGCTCCGTTGACGAGGGTCGCCGTAGCCGCCGCTGGCGTGATCTTCGGCCGCCCCCCGGAGACGACGGCCCTGGCGAGCGACCCATACCCGGAGCCGCCGGAGCCGACATTGACAGTCCCGGTCCCGCTGCCGTCGGCGCTGACTGTCACGGACGCGCCGGTGCCGACGTCGCACTCGACTTGAACTGTCGGTGGAGATGCGAACTTGTACTGCATGGCTGACTCTTGAATGATAAGTGGTGTTCGGTCTCCTCCGTCGATGATGTACGGGTTGTCGCCGTAGATTGGAAACGGACTGCTTAGAACTCCGTCGAGGTAGGCAGATACAATCGTGCCTCCGGACATGAACTCAGCAACGGCGGGCCAGCCTCCGCCCCAAGAGAAGAGCAGCCTGCGCATAAATCCGAGAAGACTAGCGACGGTGCTACCGTAGAGAAGCGTCTCGGCGTCGCTCATCGCCAAGACGCTCTCAAGATGCGACATCGAGTGCGGCCATGTGTAAATAGACTTCGGCTGCGGAGTGGCGTCGCTTCTCCGAGCGATGGCGCATCGACGCAGTCTAGTCACCGCTCCCAGCGCACGAGTGTTCCAGAACGACACGAGCGGCTCTTGGGTCCAGTTTGTCGAAGTCAACACAGACGAAGGAGGCGATCCTTCTGGGTCGCTCATCGAAGAAATGGCCCCGCCAGGACGCTCGGTGGTTGACGGAGTGGCTCGGCCGTGCCGGGCCTCAGAGACAAAAACCCACTCCTCGGCCGGGTTAGTGATGTTTACTGTGTTGGTGGATACAGAGGTTGGCCTTGGCGAACCTCCTGCGGAGTGGACCCAGAAAGCAGTCGACATCATGTCGCCGTCTCGCCAGTACGGAGGGCCTCCGGTTCCCGACCCGGCATACCCATACGGGCCGTTCCATACCCACCCAGGCTTGAGTAAAAATGGGCCGATCGTCGACGCCATCGCCTTGTGCGAATACTTTTCGCCGCCGTTTTCAACAGAGAGAGTCACGCCGCCTTTGATCCTGGCCTGGGCCGTCGCCCGGAAATGCGACACAGAATCGTCGAACTCAGCCTGCGTGATCTCACCGGCAGAGAGTTTCGCCTCAAGCGACGAGATGCGTTCGTTTCCGCCGCCGGTGAACGTGACTTGGGGCGACGAGCGATACCCAGAGCCGCCGTTGAGAACCTTGCAGTAAATCACTGAGCCATTGATCTTGGACGTCGCGGCTGCGCCGCTTCCGGGGGCTGCTGTTGCTGCCGTCGCCGTTGCGCCGGTTCCGCCGCTGCCCTGAAAGAAAACTTGCGGCGGCCTGTAGTAGCCAGAGCCACGAGACGTCACCGTCACGTCCCGAACCGGGCCAGCGATCGCGGCCACGGCTGCCGCTCCTCCAGCGTTGCCGCCGCCTCCAGTGAAGACAACAGTCGGCGGAGACTGATACCCGCTGCCTGGATTGAGGACCGTAACGCCCGAGACTTTCCCCGTCGCTTCGTCAATCCCGGCGATCGCAGACGCCCCAGAACCTCCTCCCCCCGAGAACGAGACCGTCGGCGGAGACGTGTACCCAGAGCCGCCGTTGGTGATCGTTATGCCAGTGACCTTCCCGTCGATGCTGCACTTCGCCTCGCATCCTGAGCCGCTGCCGCCGACGACAAGAACGCGAGGCGGAGACGTGTACCCTGAGCCGCCAGCCGTAACAGCGATCGATTCGACATCTGGGACTGGCTCGAACGAGACGGTCGGCGAAGCGCGATACCGGCCGCCTTCGGAGACTCGCACAGACTGGACAGCGCCGTCTTTGATCGTAGACGTGGCCGTCGCCGAGATGCCTGGCTGAGAGAAGACGACCTTCGGCGGAACGCGATACCCAGACCCGCCGTTTGTGACTTGCACAGACTCGACCGGCCCGGCGATGGCTGCCTCGATCTGGGCGTTGCCAGGAACACTTACGGTCGGCGGAGTTCTGTACCCGGAACCCTTCTGCACCACTCCGACGCTTATGATCGAGCCATTGAGGGTCGCCTTCGCAGTCGCGACGCCTTGCGCCTGACTGCTGAACGACAGAATGGCTGGTTCCGTGTAGCCTTCCCCGTGATTGTCGATCTTGAGTTCGACGTCGCCTTTGACGACCGGCGGGCCGTACTTTGGGTCGCCAAGCAGCCACAGAGACTGATCGGACTCCTTGACTCCTGAGTGTCCGCCGATTCCGAGTTGCGGAGACTGGAATGCGGCAGGGTATGGGTTTGCGGTTAGGCTCGTCGTGAGAAAGGAATCCCTTGTAGAGACATCGAAGAATAACTTCCCGTCCGTTGTTTCTCCGATGCACCCGGAAGTCTTTTCTGACGCGACCTTATTCCACTGAAGATACTCGGCAACTTTTGCGGGGCCGAAGCCGCCGTGAACGAGTTTTGGCGGCAACTTTTCGTAAGTCGCGTGAGACTTGCCAGAGAACTCCGGCCACGTGTCGCCGAATCTATACCAAGAAAAGTACTCTCTCGCCGGGAGCGGATTTGGCGCAATCGTCGCCTCAGCGGTCGCGCCGCTTCCGCCTCCGCCGGAAATGGTGACGGCGGGCGCGCCGTCGAACCAACCGCCAACGCCCATCACCTGAATGCCAATAACTTGCCCGTTCTTGATTCGAGCGTAGGCGGAGGCACCGCCGGGCGAGAACGAAACCGTCGGCGGAGAAGTGTACCCAGAGCCTCCGTTTGTGACTTGCACTCCAGTGACTTGCCCAGGGACTTGCACATGCGGAGGAATGACAGGCCAAGCAAGCGGTTCTACTGCGCCGGGGTAGCCGGGCATGGGGAGGTAGAAGTAGTTCGCGTCAAACGCCGAGGGCATTGGGCTGACCTCAGCGGGGGCAACGACAGACCCGGCCCAGACGTCAAGACCAATACTGTAGTTATAGTAATAATCATCAGTGACAGTGCCCTGCGAGTGTATCGTGTCCTGATTTGCGACGCGATTCTCGCCGTTGACCCACGTCGTTGTTTCTGTTCTTTTAACTATGTACCACTTATAAACAAATGGGGACCATTCGCCCTTGGCGTCGTGTGGGTTCCCGCTCTTGCCGTCTTCAAGGCGATAGCGAATGGGCGACATAGTATCCCCATAAATTGGCGACCAGTTCCGCCCATCATGCTCCGCACCTTGCTGAACAGACATCGCGGGCGGGTGCGTGCTGGACTCGTAAAGAAACAGCCTGTCTTTCTTCTGGAATCCGTCGCCGTGAAAAGCACTCGTCGCATTGAGTCTCCACAAAACACCAGACGTGTCGATTGCGAGAGCGGATGATCCCGCCGCCAAGACTGACTGGCACTCGCCGGGGCCGACGAGAGACGCCGTTAGCGTGTAGCCAGCGCCCGCCCTTGGCAGGACTTCCGGAACTTCTGTGTAGCCGTGCCCTGCTGACATGGTGACATAGATAGGGCCTTCGTACTTGGCAGGGACTGCCGGGCCATTTCCGTCGCCGCCGTAGGCCGGAGTCTTTAACTGCCTAAACGAGTTTCCGATAGCAGCAGGGATGCCGCCTTCGCTTGCCGGGGGCTCGATCCAGTCGCCGTAAATCAAGGGCAAAATCGATTGGCTGCCAACCTCGTCCGACGTCGGCTCCGCCGTGATGTAGACTCTGCTGCCGACTCTCGCCGGTCTCTTGATGACTTCCTGATACGTATAGAAAGGCCACTGAAACGAATCGGGCCATTTAAGCAGCCCCGGTATCGTACCCCACCAGTACGGCAGGTCGCTGCTGTCGATCGCGAGAGAGTAGTTGCCGCCAGCAGACACTGACTTCCACGTCTTTCCAAGGCCAACTTGGATGGGCCTGCGGAACACGTTTCCAACGCCGTCGATCTCGACAATTGGCTCAGATGCGTAGAAGTCTCCGCTGTTTGTCAGCGTCGCGGAGTCGATCCACCCAGATGCTGTCGAGATTGTCCCCGACGCGCCGCTGCCGGTTTCGGACAAGAACTCAAGATTCCAGACGGGAGTCGGAGTTGACGGGCCGTCGAACGGGGCTCGCCCTGCTATAAGCCCGCCGGGCACGTTGCCGCTTATGACAAACGGAGCCGACTCCCAGCCGAGCGAGTCTTGCGTGAGCGGAAGGGTCTCTTGTCTGTCGCCGAGCATGATGCAGTTCCGCCCGTCCATCCACTGGCCCATCGGCACGCGGCCCGTGCCCTGCGGGGCAAACGGCGTTGGCTCGGGCGGCGGCTTCGGCTTCCAGTCGTCGCTGACCACAAGCGACTGGATCGGCCCCGGCTCGATGCTGCAAATGAAACTTGCGTCTGGCCCCTGGAACTCATCTTCAGGATCGCGAGTGAATTGCACGAACGGGCATCGCCTGAGAAAGCCAACCTCGCTGCGGGTGTATCCATCTCCGGGCGAAACAATGGAGACCGACTCGACCTCGCCTTCGGTGCTGACTACTTCTGCCGACGCTCCATCTCCGCCGCCGCCTGAAAACGCTATTGCCGGAGTCTCGCGATAGCCGTCGCCTGGAGTGAGCGTCAACGAGTTCACGTATCCGTCGCCAAAGGCAACGCTCGCCGTGGCGCCTGTGCCGGGGCCTGAGAACGTCACCGGGGTCGTCCATTCAGACGAGAAATAGTCGTTCCTATTGAATGACCCCTGGGATACGACTCCCACGGCAACGACATGATTCATGCGAAGAGTCGCCTGGGCCGTTGCCCCGGAGCCGCCTCCGCCAACGAAGCCTATCGAAGCAGACTCGGCGTCTATCTTGAACCCTGCGGCAACGTCGACGCGAGACACTGCTCCATTCACAATGACGGCGGCAAGGCTTGACGTCAGAGCGCCGTTTATAGTCACGGACGGCGGCTTGATATATCCGCTTCCAGGATTTGTGACCAAGACGCTCTCGACGACGCTGCCCATCGCGGAAACTTCCATCGTCGAAGATCCAAACCACCAAGGCGCAATCACGGTCGGCCGAGACGTATACCCAGAACCGCCGTTGGTTACTCGAATGCTGACGATCTTGAACGTCATGTTCGGCCTGACTGACGCCGAGCCGTCGCCGTCTATCGTCACCGTCGGAGTGGACGTGTATCCACTTCCGGCGCTGGTTAACTCCACAGAAGTGACCGTGTAGTTCATCACGGCTTCAACTTGGGCCGGAGTCGGCGAGATGCTGTCGTCCACGACCCAATCGCTGCCGAGCGAGTCTTTCTTCATCTGCACGACTTGAGCGGTCGGCTTTTTGGAGTACTTGCCGGGCTGCTGCTGCCCCGCCGCCGCGATCGGCCTGGAGAGAACCGCCCGAATAGCCTCTTCGGCGTGGCCTATCGCCGTGCCGCGAAGGTATCGAAGATGCGTGCCGAGCGCATGTTGGCTGTTTGAGCCCCACGCCCAAAGCGTGCCGTCCTCTCGCACAGCCAGCGTGTGCGACGGTGACGCAGAAACGTCTATCCACTGGTGGCCGACGCCGATCTGGACCGGATGGGAGTAGTTCTCGGCGACGCCGTCGCCGGGAGCCCAGCCGCCCCCCCACCCCCACAGCGTCCCGTTAGAGCGTATTCCGTATCCTCTCGATCCGCCCGAGCAGACCTTGATCCAGTCCGACTGCTTGTCGATGGTCGGCGGCTCTGTGCCCGGCAGGGGCATGTCGGACTTGTAGCCTGAGCCCTCGCCGAGCCCCAACTGGCCGGACCAGTTATGCCCCCAGCCGTATATCTTCGGAATGCAGCAGATGAGTTTCCGGAAGCACTCGAAACCAAAGTTCATTACTAGCACTCAGCGGAAATGAGAATCCAAGTCGTGCCCTCCAGGGCCAAGCCGCAACGGCGAGAGCCGCCCCCCGGCGGCGCGGCGATGTTCGAGAAGATGTTGCTGGCGACCGCCGTGGCGGCAGTGTCCGCAATGAACGTGACGGTCTTTAGGGTGTCTTTACTCCAAGCGCCGGTGAACCTTGCCGTCGCGAACGCGCCGCCGCCGCCGCCGCCAGCGGCTCGCGGGAGCGTGCTTGGGTTGCGACCACGTCTCGCGGTCTCGTGTGCGTGAACTGCGGATGCAATTCGCTGCGCGTCTTTGTGGCGAAACTGGACGACTTGCTCAGTCTTGTTCGCCGGAGTTTTTTTCTTGAACTGACTGATGTTGAGCATGTTACGTAACCGGGAACGCCGGTTCTGTGTACGGCCAGCCAGCCAAGATATCGCTGGGCAATTTGTGAAAAGTTCCCACAAACGGCAGCGTCCTGTAGATGCGGAACGTCAGCATGTCTGGTGGCTGGCCGGGAGTCTTCTGAGTGCCGTTGGAGTTCAGGGCGGCAGGCTCGCTGACTGGCTCGCTGCCAGCGAGAATCTTCACTCGCTTGCCGCCTTTGAGTTCATTAAATCCGACGTTCCAAGTCTGCAAGTCCCAGCCCGTGTTCCTGTAAGCGATCGAGACAGAAGTCTCGTAGTACACGACTCTGACTGGCGGGTCTGTGCTTGGGTTCACGCCAGGAATAGTCTCGATCTTGCGGTTCGCCGTGATGCTCTGGCACTTCCAAGTCTTGGGCTGGCCTCCGCTCCATGTATCTGAGTTGATTGCGCCTACGTAGAGTTGCGCCTTGGCGTAATCAAACGGCGGCTTCTGGTTGTACGAGATGGTGACGTTGAACTCGCCTTCGTCGCGATCGAGCCCAGACAGCGGGTCTTTGGCAGTGTTGACGATGATCTGCTTGGTTTCGTTGTCTCCCGAGTTTGGGTAATGCCAGAAGCACGGAGCCGAAGCCAGCGAGCCGGAGAACGAAAACTGCGGCGGACGCTGCCACGGTATCTTCTCGGACTCGTCGAGATACTTGTACTGGTACGTGACCTTGTAATGGAACGCCGAGTCGCCTTCTTGCTGCGTACTGGACTCGACGAGGTACGCATTGGCGTCGTCTGGATAAACGTCACGCCAGTTGATCCCAGGAGCAGAAGCAACCTGCGCCAGGTCTGGATTGACTGTCTTGACTCGGACAAGAAAGATTCTGGTGTATGTCGGATTCCCGTCGATGCCCGCCTGGCGAGACTTGCCACGAAAGAGTTCGCGGCAGTCTGTCACGTCAGTGAGCAGCGGATTTGACCACGGCGGGCCGACTGAGTTTGGCTCTGGCATAGAAGCGTATCCGTACTAACGGGCTGCAAGTTGAGCGATGACTTCGGCGGCCTCGGGCTGGGCCGCAGCCTGGGCGAGGAACTTCGTGGCCTGGGCCGTTTCGAGTTGAGCCTTGAGGCCAGGGTTGTCCTGCCCTCGCAGGATGCGGAAGAACGTGTCCACGCCCGCCTTGCTGCGGGTGTCGGCAGACTCGACCGCCCGACGGTCTGGAGCGACGCGGTCGAGGGCGGGCTTGAGGTCTTCCTGGAGTTGGGCTTGGAGGACTTTCTTGCGCTGGTCTGCGTCAGCAGGATCAATAAGACCCTCCTGAAGGGCGCGGTCCACAGCGTCGAGGTCTCGCTCGAACTTCTTGACTGGGCTCTCTGCTTCTCCGCCAGGGAGCATGGCACGCCGGGCTTCTTCTTGGCCTCGCGTGAACTCTTCCTGCGTGATCAGGCCCTTCCCGAACGCTTCCTGAAGGTCGCCGAGCCGGTCGCCGAGTTGCACGACAGGATCAAGGGGGATGCCGAGAGACTGCAAGAGAGCGTCTTTCGCCTTCTGCGTTCCCTTATTGAACTCATCCAGACCGATCTGGCCCTTATTGAAAGCCTCTCGCAGTTTCTTGAGCGACTCTTCGGCAGCATCGGCTGGCGACTTGTCGATGCCGAGCGACTGAAGCAGTTTGTCCTTTGCCTCCTTGAGGCCCTTCTGCAACTCGTCTGGCGTAAGTTCGGACGCATTCTCTTTGATCTTCGCGACCGCGTCCGCGAAGTCCTGAGAAGGAGACTTCGAGATGCCGAGAGACTGGAGCAGGGCGTCTTTTTGGTTCTTCAGAACCTTGTTTGCTTCGTCCTGAGAGATGACTCCGTCTGTGACTGCCTTCGTGAGTTTCTGGCGAGCCTCGGCGAACTGGGCCGCACCGCTCTTTTCGACGCCGAGGCTTGCCTTGATGTTTTCCGTATTCTTCTTTTGGGCCTCTTGATAGAGAGCAAAGTCCTCTGGGGACAGCGTCGCCTGAATCTCTGCAAGAGACTTGCCAGTCACCTTGAAAACGTCGTCGATCTTCGCCGCCCCAGCCTTGAGTTGCTGGACAGGGTCCGCATCAAGACCAGCGGCTGCTCGCTTGTCTGCCGCGAGGGCGTTGTTCGCGATCGCGAGACGGGCGTTGTCCTTGCCGCCGCCGAAGGCCTCGTTGATGTTTGCCTGTCGCTCGGCGAACTGCTCGCCGACTCCGTCGCCGACTCCAAGAGCCCTATCCCGCTGCCGCCTTGCCGCTGATTCGGCCTGCTGCCGCTGCTCTGCCGAGATTCGCTTGTTTGGGTCGGACGAGTTCGCGGCCTCCTCGATCTTCTTCATCTGCTCTTGGAAGACTTGCTCGGGAGATTTTTCAATGCCGAGCGACGCGAGCAACTTGTCTCTCGACTCTTTGACAGCCCTGTCGAAGAGAGCCAACTGCTCTGGCGTTCCCTGAAGTTTCTTCCGAACCTCATCGAGAGGCTGGCCGACGAAGCCGAACTTTTCAGCGATGCCGTCGAGGGACGTCGAAAACTCCTCGAATGGAGTCTTTACGACGCCCAGTGCCTGGGCAAAGTCGTCGAGCGCTTTCTTGCCCTGGAAGTCAGCCTGCTCGCGTGAGATCAGCCCAGACTCGACACCCTGGTCCAGGTCTCGCTTCCGCTCTTGCAGTTGCGTCTGGGCGGTCTTTCCGATGAGGCCTTCGCGGGTCTCGCGTCGCAAGTTTGACTCGGCTTGGTCTTTCTCCGACGCCGTCAACTCGGGGTTGTCGCGAATCTTCTTCAGTTCCTTCTGGAACTTCTCGACTGGGGTCAGAAACGCAGTCTCAAGGCTCTTGCGGATGCCGTCGGCGAAATCGAGATCAACTTTGAGTTTTGCGTTTTTGCGATCCAGTTCTCGCTGGACTTCTTCGGCAGCAATCGACGCCTGCTCTTGGGCGGAAGTCGTATCCAATTCCCGCTTCGTTCTGTCGAAAGTCTTTTTGTCAATCGCGCCGGAAGCAAAGTCTTCTTCGTTCTTCTTTCGCCTTGCGTCGAGTTCCTCCTGAAATCCGCCGGTGGCGAGTTTTCGCTTAATGCTGTCAAGAGAGGCAGAGTATTCGTCGGCGTACGCCTTTGCTCGCGACTTTATCTCCTCAGACCTTGGAAAGAACTTGTCGCCGACCTGAACACCCGCGCCGATGTCTCGCACGGACTTGGCGGCTGATTTGGCGGCGTCGTCGAGTTGCTTGAAGAGGTCGAGATTCTTCTTCAGAGTTTCTTCTGGGCTTGACTTCTTGGCCGCTTCAAGTCCTTCTGCTAGAGACGTCTCAATGACCGCCGCTTCTTCATTGAACTTCTCAAGGCTTATTTTCCCTGTTGCGAGTTGCCGTTGCAGTTCGCTGAACTCTTCATTCGCCGACACGACGGCGTCGGCCCCAACTTGCCCAAGCCTCGCCGCTTCGATCGATAGACCCGCCATGCTGTCTCGTGCGGCCTGGATAGACTCAGCCGCCTCGGCGGCGCCTGGTCCTATTTCAATATCAAAGCCGATCCTGCTGAGGGCTTCCGATGCCGCTGCTTTTATGGCGGCGATGTCCTCCTCGGTTGCGCCCGCAGCGCGAGAAACTTCTTCCAAGTCTTTCAGGAATCCTGGCTCTGAACTGCTTTCGTTTTCGGCGACTGCTGCCGCCAGTTCTTCGACGCTGGCGGTAGCGCCGTCGATCTTCTCTTGCCCCTCGCCCCAGCCGGAGAAGAAATCGACAATCCCAGAGCCAGTCGCCCACAAGACTGCAACTCCAGCGACAAGAAGTTCGACTGCTGCAATGATCAGTCCGATCGGGCCGAGCCCGAACAGCCACGCGACGTGCATTGCGATGCACGAGGCAATCGTCGTTGCCGTTGCGGCAAGCACCATTCCGACGTAATACACGCCGATCGCCACGGCAGCGGCAGTCACGGCAACGGCGATCGCGGCAGCGTTCGCGACCCAGGCCGCTGCGGTGGTAACCGCAGACGCAATCGCAGTGCCAGCGGTGGTCGCCATCACCGCAGACCAAGCCTGGGACGAAGCCATTGCCCAAGTGATTGCCGCAGCAACCCCAAGAATAGACGCCGTCACGGGGCCAAAAACATCTCCGAGGCCAGCAAGGTTTGTGAAGATATTCAGAAAATCTGTCAGCGCTTCGCCGACGCCTAAGATGGCTTCAACAGAGTCGCCGAGGTACTCCTCTACGAGAGACGCAAAGTTTTCAAATGCTTTGACAGCGGCCTCGACGTACGACCACATGTCGTTAAATCGGTCTCCAATAATCTCGGCCACGGCTGCGACAGTGGCGAAAATCTGAAAAACAGCCACTATTTTCAAGACAGCCGCGCCGATTCGTAGCAGCGTGCCGGCGACTCTTGCGAACATCTCAATGAGAACCGCAACTGGCGTTGTTGCGTAAGCAATCATCTCGCCTATAGCGCCGATAACTTGCGCAAATCCACCTCGCAACTCGGCGCCGGCATTGTTGACAGCCTCTTGCATTCGAGTGAATGGAATCTGAAGGTCGTCAGACAAAGCGCCGGAGGCCGTTCGCAGGCGATCGAACGACGCATTCATATTTGTGAATCGCTCGAAATCAATGTCGCTAATCAGCCCGCCAAGCCTGTCAATCTCGGCAGAGAGCCCTCCCATACTCTTGAGCATGGGCAGAATCGCCGGGCCGGTTCGCCCGAAAAGGTCCATCGCCAATTGAGTTTTCTTTGCCGGGTCTTCGACTTCGGACAGTTTCTTCGCAACCCTATCGAAAACTTCTTCGGGGCTTGCGCTGGATAAGTCGTCCGCCGAAATCCGGAGCCTGTCGAACGCAGCCTTGGCCTCGCGCGCTTGCTCGGTTCCGAGTTGTCCGATCTTGACCTTCGACAGCGATGAAGCAAAGTTTTGCTGGGCTCTCGTTACGAGAGTGATCGAGACGTTGGCGTTCGCCGCTGCGATCCGAAGCCTCTCCATCTCTTGCACGGACTGCCCAAACCTGTCCGACAAATCGCCGAGTTGCTGCGCTGCTTGACCAATATGCTGCCTGAGTTGAACGGCGCTGTCATCGACTCCAGCAAAGGCAACATTTGCGATCGTGGCCGCTGCCGCAAAAGCGGGCAGCGCGGCTGCGAGACCAGAAATCGCCGAGGCGGCTCCGCCGATGGCGCCAGCCGTGACGGAGGTTCCGGCGGCTGCGGATGTCATTACGCCGCCAATGGCTCCGACGGCTGCCGTTGTCGTCGCCGTCCTCGCCGCAAGTGCCAGCATCCGAGAGGAACTGCCTTCGGCTGCGGCGTCCATGAGCCTAAAGCCAACGACGATCGCATTTACAACGGCCAGCATCCTTCCGACAGGGCTGACAAGGCCAGCCGCAGACGCCCCCAGGCCCTGTAGAACGCGAGCCAGTCCGTCTGAGACGGACGTGGCCGCAAACATCGAAGTGGCGACAATCCGAAACGCGCCTGCCGCAGTGGTCGCAGCAGCAGCGCCAGAGAGCATCACTCCGGCAACTCTTGCGGCTCGCTCGACGTACTGCTGAGACTCCTGGCTAAGGCCAGACGACGCCGCCTCAGCGACGGCCATGACGCCGGAATAAGTCAGCACGGCGGAGGCGGCGCTTGCGAGCGTAGCCGTCAGGCTGCCGACAACAATAGACGCGGCTGCCGCGCTTCCGCCAAAAGCCCCGACGACGGTCGAAAGACCTCCCATCGTCGATAACAGCGTGGTAGTCGCAGCGCCTGCGGCTACGTATGCGTTTGGTATCGTATCCCTGAAAAGCGTAACGACGCTCTGAAAAGCGTCGTACGTTCTTCCTGCTGCGACAATGGCAGTGTCGGCACTGAGTGACCCAAACGCAGCGGACATCCCGCTGACAGCCGCTGCCGCTTGGGCAGAAGTTGCTGACACAGCGTTCAGTGTTCCGGCCGCGACATCGCGAAGACCTAGAATCGAGTCTCGCATCGAAACAAAGCCTTCAGTGCCAGCCACAGCGTCCGCAGAGGTTGCGGTTAGTGCCGCAGAGGCCTCTCTGGCGAACGCGCCTATCGCGCCAGAAGCCCCCTCCGTCGCCTGTCCTGTGCCCTCGATGGCCGTGCCAAGGTTTTCTGCTTCGCTTCTTGCGTTCCTCGACGCCGACTCAAGCGAAGACACTGACTCTTCGATTTCGTCGAGTCCAGTCGCCTCAACTCTCACACTCACAGACGCGACGTCGGACAACCCGCGAAGCCGGTCTTGAACGCCCCGTATAGATTCGCCGAGTGTGTCGAGGGACGAAACGGCTGCTCTGACCCCGGACAGGAGCGAAGACGAGTCTGCGTTGAAAACGACAGAAAGACTGCCAATCGTCGCCATGGTCAGCCCCTCGCTCCGTTAGCGGCGGCCAACTTCCACAATTCGCCCAGCATCTCTTCCTTGGTCTGCTGTCGCTTGCGGTGGCTGGGCATGAGCATCTCCTCTTCCAGACGCTTACAGCCCCAGGCAGTGCATAGAGCCGTGGCGAGACGAGCGGTTCTTCGCCACTCGTCTCCCCATGGTTCTATTGTCCAAAATGCCTCCCATTCTGCGAGTTCGGCCGCATCGACCGACGCGAGAAGTTCGGCATGGGACCGTCCAAGCGCAAGCGCGAGCCGGAACTCGAACAGCCTGCGGGGACGGTCTAGGAGTTTTTTGCGAGGTCGTCCACGTCCTCTTTCGAGAACCTGTTCAACTTCATGCACTCGGCGAAGAGACGGTCAAGGACCGCAGCGGACTTCTCGCCCAACTGGGGAATCTCGGTCTCGGTGAAGAGACGCTCGCCTTTCTCGTCGCACAGGCACTTGGCGACCAACTTCGCCCGCACCATGTCGACGCTCTTGTTGCCGTTGACGAACTCGGACTCGAAGCGATCCCGCTCGGTGCCCGTCATCACCCGGAGTTTGACCGCGCCGCCCCATTCGGGAACGTCGTGGTCGACCATCTTCTTATCGTCCGCAGCGAGAATCGCAGCCTTACTGAGAGCCATGTGGAAATTACCTTCCTGTTACACGAAACGAAGCCGAACCCTTCACATACTCCCCGGTGGCCGCTCCGAGACTCATCTGAGTCAGGATCGCCGTTTTGTTGATCGAGAACGTCCCTGACGCCGCCGTGCCTTCGCCCGGAGGTAGCGTCAGGGTGAATGTTCTCTTCGAGCCCACGACGTCGAAGTAGTTCGCTGCCGTAATGTCTCTGCTGGCAAAGAACTCAATCGACATCTCGCTGCCGTACCTCGCCGACACGGCCGTGTCGTAGTCAGGCACGACCATCTTTCGATCAGTGTTCGCTGGGTCGCTGACAACCTCGGAAGACATCGACGTGATGTCGATGTCACTTCCCGCATTGGCAGCGACTTGCAGCGACGTGATCTGAAAAGTGAACGTGCCCCACGTAAACGTGGCGCCGTGCGACGAGATATACGGCATTCATCAAGTCAAAGTGATTCGCAGCGTGGCTGAGCCCTTGATCAGTTCACCGGCCGCAGCCTGCAACTGAGACGACGTGCAGAGGGCCACCGTCGGCAGAGACGAGATCAGGGCCGAATTGCTGCCCGACCCGTCCATCGACCACGACAGAACGCCCGTTGCAGTCATCTGCGGGAAGTCCATGCCGTAGAACTCGATCGACAGTTCGTCGCCGTCCCGAACCGGAGCAGCGCGATAGGAGCGATACGAGCCGTGCGAGGCCTTCAGGTCGGTGACGTCAATTTCGGCGACCTTCTTGTTGAACGAGATGCTCGTGAGCAGGAACGTCTTGCCGCTGAAAGTGAACGACAAGCCCTGTGCGGATTCGTAGGCCATTTTTTACGCCCCTCCTTGGACGTTTTCGTGATACCGAACTTCGTAAACCTGATCGACGCGATACAGTGGCTTCGCCTGTCCTTCGTTTGGACGTTCCATGTTGTCCGCCTCGGACACGAGCGAGGTAAATACAATTGTCAGGCCGGAGTAGTCGCCCGTAAAGTTGTCAACTTTCAGGCGAACCGCCTCGGCAATGTCTTTTGCTTCGCTGTAACCCTCGGCCACGATAGAGACCGAAAACGTGGCAATTGGCCTGCCGACGTTGCCTCCCATGTTCCGCTCCCGGCGAGTGCCGGTCCTGCGGTACACGACCAGCGGGAAGGGGGCGTTTTGAGGAGCCAGAATGGGGTGGATTCCGGCCGTCGTGGCTTCGTCCAACTTGGCCCGGAGCCACTTTTCAGGATAGGCCACGAGTTAACTCCTCGGCGAAGCGAGTCTCCATAAGGACGGCACCATCAGAGGAATAAGCATCGAACGTCTCCTGAAGGACAGCCTCCAGTTCGCTCGGCTTGACCCAGTTTCGAGCCAGAACAGACTTGCCTCGCCTCTTGGGGCGAATGACGCTGTCCAGACTTGAGTCTCCGGCAGTCTCGACGCCCTGCTCGTACCCAACTTCGCCCTGCTCGTCGTCGGCGGAGTAGACCACCGAGTCTCGCAGTTTGCCGCTGTATCCCTTTGGAGTGGCTGCTCGAAGACGGGCTGAGAACTGCTGGGAGACGTCCTCGAAGACAGACTTGCGGTCGATAGACGTGGGAATCTTGCGGACTGCTTCGATGAGTTCGTCTAGTCCCTGGATTTCGGCCGTAATCACAAGACTTGCTCCTTGCAGACAAGTCTGTGCGACTCCCGGTTCACGCCTTCTGTGATCTGAATCACGTCCAGAGTTCTGGATGGGGTGCGGCTGTTCCAGATGAGCCTCATGCCAGTCTTGAGTCCTGGCACGTACCGAAACTCGACGTCGTGCGTTGCGACTGCGTAAGGCTCCTGGGCACTCATCACCTCGTCGACTCGCATGCCCCGAATGGACGCCCGACGGGAGGCGAAGTCCGACCAAGTCAGTGTCGTCTCGCCGTAGTCGTTGGTCTGCTCAGTCGCGACCTGAACCGTGACGGACTCGCGAAGATCGCCAGCACGAAGAGC